GTTGCGATGATGTACAAGCAGAAAATCAATGTTCCAATTGTGAGGGAATGAACCATGGCAGGTCGGAAAGGTCGCAGTGGTCGTCCAAGGCTTCCGTCGGCGGTCAAGAAGGCCCGTGGCACGTACCAGCCAAGCCGGGCCGCACCGAATGAGGTCAGCTTCAAGGTGACCCGTCTTGACCCGCCGGCGTGGCTCGACGAGTACGCGCTCGAGGAATGGCGCCGCATCGTCCCGATGCTCGACGAGGTCAAGGTGCTGACCGACCCGGACCTCGTCGCGTTGGCCAACTACTGCAGCACCGTGAGCGTTGCCATCAGGGCAACCATCGAGGTGAACAAGAACTTGATGGCCAAACACGTCAATGGTGCCGCCATCAGGCGCGTCAACCCGCTCGTCAAAGTCGCTCAGAACGCTCGAGCCGAATGCTTGCGGTTCGCCATCGAGTTCGGTCTGACCCCGGCCGCGCGCAGTCGCATCGCGGGTCAACCACCCAAGAACAAGGATGAGAAAGACTCGGCGAAGGAAGCTGAAGAGTTCTTCTTTCACCCACCCAAGCTCATCGTCAGCAATGGCTAAGGCTGCGACCAAAACGCACATGGTTGCTGGCCGCCGTGGCTCCTGCGGAACTCCCTCCCGCAGTGAGCCTCGGTTTTTTTCATGGGTGTCTCGATGAGAGTCATCGGCAAGTACGAGCGGCTTTGTGCAGAGCGTCATGCGCGTGACCTCGAGCTTGCCTCGAGGCCGGGTGGACATCCTCGAGGTCTTCGCTTCGACAAGTCACTCGGCGAGCGCGTCGTCACGTTCATCGAGCGCTACTGCAAGCATCACAAAGGCGAGTGGGCCGGCAAGCCACTGCTACTCGAGCAATGGCAGAAAGACATCCTCGAGCAGGCCTTTGGTTGGTTGCGCACAGATGGCTCGCGTCGGTTCCGCACGCTCTACATCGAGGTTCCCCGCAAGAACGGCAAGAGCGAACTCGCAAGCGCGTTGGGTTTGTACCTTCAGCTTGCCGACGGTGAGGCCGGCGCCGAGGTCTACAGTTCAGCCACGAAGAAGGACCAAGCCCGCATCGTCTGGAAGACCGCAGAACAGATGGTCAAGAAGTCTCCTGACCTCAAGCGATACATCAAAGCGTACCAATCAAGCCTCGTCGTTGAAAAGACCGGTTCGACGTTCCAGCCGTTGAGCGCTGAAAGCAAAACGCTCGACGGTCTCAACCCGCACGGCAACATCGTCGACGAGCTTCACGCACACAAAGACCGCGGCGTTTGGGATGTTCTCGACACTGCCATGGGCGCCCGCCGCCAACCCATGACGGTCGCCATCACGACGGCTGGCACCTACGATGCCGAAAGCATTGGTTGGCAGACCCATGATTACGCGACGAAGGTGCTCGAAGGGTTGTTCGACGACGACTCGTTCTTCGCGTTCATTGCGGCCGCGGACGAGAGCGACGGCGAAGGTGGCGGTTACTTCACGACAGAGACTCAACAGAAGGCCAACCCCAACTACGCCATCAGCATCAAGCCCGAGTATTTGGCCAAGCAGGCCGAGAAGGCCCAACGTCAACCATCGTTTATGAACGAGTATCTGCGGCTACACCTCAATGTGTGGACGCAGCAATTGACTCGTTGGATTCCTATCGAGAAGTGGAATCAGAACGAGCAGCCCGTCACCACGGATGAAGAAACGCGTGAGCTATGTCTGTCGCGTGAAGCTGCACTCGCAAGCTCCGTCGGCTACGGTGGTCTCGACCTGTCGAGTAAGCTCGACCTGACGGCGTTCGCTCTCGCGGTTCCCGGCAACGACGACGAAATCAATCTGCTCATGAGGTTCTGGCTTCCAGAGGAGCGAGCGCTCGAATGCGAGAAAGAGGGGAAGCGTCATTACGCCACATGGGCTCGTAATGGTTGGCTCACTCTCACGCCCGGCAACGTCATTGATTACGAGTTCATCAGGAAGGAAATCAACGCACTCAACGAACGCTTCATCATCAAAGAGTGTGCATTCGACCCGTGGAACGCCATCGACCTCGCCACCCGCCTCGGCTCCGACGGGGTCAACATGGTGGAGTGCCGTCAAGGCTACAAGTCGATGACCGAACCATCCAAAGACCTCGAGGCCCGGGTCATACAGGGGAAGGTTCGTCACGGTCACAATCCAATTCTGAAGTGGTGCATCGCCAACGCCGTCGTGACGAGCGACGCTGCGGGGAACATCAAGCCAGACAAGGAAAAGGCCACGGGCAAAATCGACGGTGTCGTTGCCGTCATCATGGCGATGAGTCGTCTCATCGTCGATTCAGAGAACGCTTACAAAGACAGGGGCTTTTTGTCTCTGTAGTCCACGAGTTCGGGGAAGGTACGGGTTACCGTGAGAACACTTCGCCAGTTGTTCACAGACGTCGTCGCCGCGCTCCGTGGGGAAGACCCGCGCAATCAAATGCGCTTCCTTCTCCCATACAACGTTTCGGGCGTGTACCTGACGCAAGACGAAGCGTTGTCACTGTCGGCCGTGTGGGGTTGCATCGACGTCATCACGCGAAACGTGGCCTCGTGCAAATGGTGCATCTACGAACCCATCCCGAACACACGTCGTCGCCGCCTGTTGAGCGATGATTACAAAACGTGGATGCTCAACACGCGACCCAATCCTGAGATGACGGCCATTGGTTTCCGTGAAGCCATGCTGTTTCAAGCCATCCCGTTCGGCAATTCCTACGCCGAAATTGTGAGAGACAGCGGCGGGCGTGTGGTCGAGATGTGGCCGCTCATGTCTGACCGCATGCGCCCCACCCGAAACGAAGCGTGGCAGTTGGTCTACGAGTACACGAACCCCAACGGGACGATTCAACAGTTCTCACAACGGCAGATTCTCCACATCAGAGGACCCGGGCTGTTTGGGTTGATGGGAGACAACCTCGTCGCTCGAGCCACGAAGACCATTGGACTCATGGCAGCGCAAGAGCGGTTCTCCTCGTCATACTTCGGTCAAGGTGCTCAACCAACAGGTGTGCTCGAGTTCCCGGGCCGACTCGCCAAAGACCAACTTGAGCGACTCAAAGAGTCGTGGAACGAGAAGGCGAAGGGTCCGGAGAATGCGCACAAACCAATCATTCTCGAATCAGGCATGAAGTTTCAGAGCATCAGCGTCGACCCTCAAAAGTCACAGCTGGTCGAGAGCCGCAAGTTCAGCGTCGAGGACATCTGTCGTTGGTTCGGCGTGCCGCCCCACAAGATTCAACATCTCGAGCACGCGACCTTCTCGAACATCGAACACAGCTCAATCGAGTTCGTACGTGACGCGCTCCAGCCGTGGGAGCGCCGTGTCTGTCAGGAAGCTGATGCCAAGTTGTTCGACCAGAACCGCGCACCCTATCGCTACACGGAAATCGACCTGCGCCCGCTCACCTACGGTGACGCCGCGAGCCGTTCGACCGCTCAAGCCTCGTGGCGTCAAAACGGAATCATGAGCGCGAACGAGATTCGTGCCATGGAAGGGTTAGACGACATCGGGCCTGATGGCGACGTGTACATCGTTCAGTCGAACATGACGACCATCGACAGAATCCTCGAGCCACCCGAACCGCCGCCCGGCCGCTTCGGCCCGGGAGCTCCCTCGCCCGCTGATGATGACGACGAGAACGAAGACGACAGTGAGGTGCCGGTCGCTCGTCGTGCGTTGAACGCAGCGTTTCAGATGATGTTCAACAGGTACGCCAAGAGGCTCACGAACCATCAGACCACGGCGTCAGGCTCACCCGAATCGCGAGCTCAAGCGCTCGAGGGGTTCAAGACCAAACAGCAGACCGTGATGCTCGAGGAGTTCGCTCCGTTCCAAGAGATGTTCGCCAGCGTGTTTCAGAAGCCGCTCACGCTGGAAGACCTCGCGCGCGTGATGGTCGCGTTCGAGAAGACCTCGCAAGTCGAAGAAGCCATCAAGCAGCTCACCTGACGAACACTGTCCACGAGATAGGGAAAGATACGAACCATGATGATGAACAAGAGCTTCGCCAAATCAAGCCGAATCGCCGAGCGCTTCCGTACCGTGAAGAACTGGAAGCCCGGAGCGCTCTTTGCGCGCGAACAGCGTGAAGGGTCGGAAGAAGTCGCCGGCTCTTTGTACGTCTACACAGCCATCGGCGGATGGTTCGACGGCGTCACGGCCGACTCGGTGCGTGCCGCGCTCGACGGTCTCAAAGGCATTGATGTGCTCAACATCTACGTCAACTCCGAGGGTGGCGACGTGTTCGAAGCGAAAGCCATCTACTCGCAGCTGATGCGCTTCTCGGCCAAGAAGGTCGTGCACATCGATGGAATCGCCGCATCCGCCGCCAGCTTCATTGCGATGGCAGGTGACGAGGTCATCGCCGCACCTGAGTCGACTGTGATGATTCACGATGCGTGGGGTGTCGAGTTCGGCAACGCGTCCAAAATGCGGGAATACGCCGACCTGCTCGACATGCTCAGCGACGACATCGCCGCCATCTATTCGCGCAAGACCGGCACGCCCGCCGCCGAGTTCCGCGAGATGATGAAAGAAGACACGTGGATGACGGCGCAGCAGGCTCTCGACAAGAAGCTCGTCGACCGCATCGCTTCGTACGGTGACGATGACGAAGATGAACCCGAGGCGAAAGTCAAGAGCAAGTTCGCCAGTCTCGTCGAGGCGTCGCATCGTCTCGAGATGACCAACATGGAAATCAGGGCAAACGCTCTGCCCAAGATGCACAACGCTCAACAGATGCAGAAGGGCCGTGCGAGCACGGTCAAGCGATAGTCGGCGAGCCGACAAACCGAAACCCGCAGCACAACCTCTCAAGGAAAAACCAAATGACTCTCAAGAACAAGAAGACCGACCAACCCACCCCGACGAACTCCATCGAGCAGCTGCACACCCGCCTCGGGCAGATTGCCGAGGAGTGCAAGGTGATTCAGAACATCGCCGACAACGAGCAGCGCGCGCTGACTGACGAAGAGGTCGCGAACCTCGAGAACTTCAAGCGCGAGTTCGACACCGTCGAGAAGGAAATCCGCACTCGCGCCGCGGCCAACGAGATGAACGACCGCATGGTCGCTCTCGCGCGCCCGGGTCAGCGCCTCAGTCAGCCCGAGGACCTCCCCGGCGGCGAGCCCAGCAACCAGCCCGACGAGCGTCCGCGCATCACGGGTGGTCTCCCGGTCGGCTCGAGCAAGAGCACGTTCGGTTTCCGCTCCATGGGTGAGTTCGCGCTCGCAGCGCGGCGCACGAAGTTCGGCAAGTCCGACATGCGCATCGTCAACGCGCCGACGACCTTCGGGTCGGAAGGTGTCAACGAAGATGGTGGCTTCGCGGTTCCGCCGGATTTCCGTCAGAACATCATGAAGCAGATTCTCGGTGAAGAGTCGCTCATGTCCATGTGCGACCAACAGACGACCACGAGCAACTCGTTGTCGCTGCCGCTCGACACGACCACCCCGTGGCAGACCTCGGGCGGCGTGATTCCTCAGTGGTTGGGCGAAGGTGCGAACCTGACGGCAACCAAGCCCCGCCTCGGTGCGCTCGAGACGAAGCTGAACAAGCTCGCCGCGCTCGTGCCCATCACCGAGGAGCTCATGCAGGACGCCGGCGCGCTGACGTCGTGGCTCTCGACCAAGGTGCCCGAGAAGTTCACGTCGTTCATCAACGACGTCATCATCACGGGTGACGGCGTGGGCAAGCCGCAGGGCATGCTGAACTC